ACCAACCACTGGTCCACCCGATAGCAATACTTCCAGTTGACTGGTTGAATGCAATTCATCACAACTACTTGGAAGAATGCTACCAGATGAATCCAAAGACTAAGCACGACTTCTATTTTTAATTACAATAAACGCATCTTTGTTATACTTACGGGTGCCTTTGACAGGTGCCCACTTAGTGCCTGCACCTTCAATCTCATAGATTTGAGTGCCAGCAATTTGGACTTCGATGTCTACATCATTGTCCCAATCTAGATTTTGCATAGCAAGGGCAAGTTGCCCCAGCCATGCACCCTTTCCTTGAATAGAATCACACATCAGATATCTCCAGGAGCACGGTTTTCAGAATAAAACTCATCGAATGCACCAGCAGGATAACGTGCTGCCAGTTTCAGAGTGTTGAGATAAAGGACTTCATCCAGACGCATGTCCAGAGCGATACATGCCTGAGCAACATACCACATCACATCACCCAACTCTTTGGCAAGGTGCTCTTTGTTTGCAGCATCCCAAGGTTTACCTTGGAATTTGAGTTTCTTGACAATCTCCATAAACTCACCACCCTCAGCAGAAATACCAGAGGCAGCAGTATCGAGACGTTGAATCTGACAACCCGCTTCATTCAAGTCACGATAGCGGTCCATCAAGTCAGCAAAATTCTTGGTTGGTTTGGAAGACACACGGTCAACAAAAGCAACATACTTGTCAAGAGAAATCTCAAACTTCTCCTCAGTTTTACCAGAGGCTTTCTTTTTATCACGGTCAGTAATCTTTTCTTTGAGTCGCTTGCCAGATGTAGGAGCATTACGCTCCATGTCCTCATACACTTCATCAGGACTCTTCTTCACATTCTTGGTAGCTTCCTCTGCAGATTCACGTTGTTGCTCAATCGTGTCCTGCGCCATACTATTCATTTTTTCAGCAGCAGCCTGCTGCTCAGGATTTTCACCAGACTGGTCGGAGACGTTATAGTCAGTAGGTTTTGCCATGTTAAATCTTAAATCCGTCGAAGTTTGTTTTGGTGTCAGTAAACGCTACAGGAGAGTCTTGAGCGATGTTACCAGCATCAATGATGTCATCTTGTGCTGATTGCTCACAATCATACAGTCTCATCTTCGCTCTGTCAATACCCACCACGAAGCGTTTATACATGGTGGGGTCATTGTATCTATTCTTCAACTGCTTGACCATAATCTGACCCAGTTGCTCCATCTCCTCAGTAGAGATTAGCGCAAACATAAGGTCAGCAGTTGCAGGCAAACCGAAAGACTCGCTAGTATCAGTAAGCTCCACGTCACTGTTGCCGTAACCGCTGCGAGTGGTTTGCGTAGCGGACACGATCGGGACCTTGTGCTCTCCTGCAAGTCCTCTGAGCTCTTCTGCGATTGCTTTGACATAGGTATAAGAGTTAACGATATTGCCTTTGTATCGATTAGATGCACAGATATTGAGGTAATCAATGAAGATGATGTCAGGTTGGAATCCTTTCTTCAAAGACAACTCATTGATGAGTGCCTTGAAGTGTCCAACATGTGCAGATGCTGTGGGGTATTCCTTGACTACGAGCTTACCTTGAGTCTTCTTACGAAGAGATTCAATCTTCGCTTGATACTTCTCTCGGGTAAGCAAAGGGTCACTCAGTTGTTGGATTGGGATGTCCAGAAGGTTGGCGTCAATTCGCTCAGCAATTTTCTCCTCTGCCATTTCAAGTGTAATGTAGAGTACGTTGCGCCCCTGCATGAGGCAGGCACTAGCCATGTGGCACATGAATAGAGACTTGCCGACGCCTGTGCCAGCAAGGGCGATATTGAGAGTCTTATTAGGTAGACCACCTTTCGTAATTTTGTTGAAGAATTCAAGGTCGAATGGGACCTTCTCTTCCTGGCGGTGGTAGTAATCATATCGTGAATCCGAGTCGTTGATGTAATCGTGTCCTACATGGTCATCAAAACAGACGCCCAATGCCTCAGACATGATAGAGGGAATGGCGTCTTTAGTTCTGGTCTTATCTTGACCATCAGCAATCTTGATGGACTCCATAAGCGCCAAGTATATAGCACGCTCTTTGCACCACTTTTCTGTGGTATCAAGCAACCAGTCCTCGTTATAGAAGTCGGTGTCTAGATTGTCTAGGACTTTCTCCACTTCCTGAAAAGATTCCTCGGAGATATCTTTTCGTTTTTCGATATCAATCTTCAGAGCAGCAGGTTCTGGACAGGTTTCATAGTTATCAATGTATTCACTGAGTGCAGTGAAGATAATGCGATTAGAGTGGTTGTCAAAATATTCATCTTTAATAAAAGGTAAGACCTTTCTGCAGTAATCATCATTAATAATGAGTTTGCTAATAGCAATCTCTTCAATCTTTAGGCTCATCAGTGAAAAAGATAACTTGGTTGAAACGTTTGATTGGGGAGTGAGTAATGTCCGCTCCGTGATAAAATTGTTTCCCGTCGAACAATACTAATCTATTGTATTTGCTCTCTAATGTCAACAACAATTCATAATCTTTTTTAGACCTCCATGGTTTGACATGCTCTGGTGTTGACCTTATGTCTTCAACTTCAAAAGGATTAGGTGTGGCATATAAGTTAGTGCCTGTCCCTTCAAAATATATTAGTGCTGTATACCCTGCATCTAGATGTGGATACCAGTAGTTATCCACATGGTCTGTGCCTTCATATTCAAAGACATTGCTAAGACAATCAGCACCTGACCCATGATATTTCGCACCACATATATCAAGCAAATATTCACCAACTTCCCAGAGTTCTTCATGGAAAAACTGGTGTCTCATGTCATGGAATAACTTACCATTACCACCTGGGTCACCTTCTTTGTGATACTTTAAGTCATTACTCCAGAATAAATTTTCAATCTCCTTAGGATGCTTATAGAAATCATCAATGATATACACTGATGACCCCTGCACCTCGGTGACCACTGGTGGATGAGTATTAAATTCAAACATAATGTAAGTATGAAGTAATAATATACTTGTCCTCACTAATAGGTGGATTGCCCTGATGCGGATACTGCCAGGTAGGTGGGAATGTCAACACACTTCCCATCTTTGGTTTTATTTTCGTAAAAGTCCAGGTAAATTCTGTCTCCCCACCTTCTTCAACATCATTCAGATACATGAAGAATCCCAGGAAACGTCGAGCAGATTCATAATTACCAACATCGATATGCTCACTGAAAGAATCTCCTTCATCAGCAGCATATCGATGCATTCGGAATCCTTCCAAACCATTTTCTTTTGGCCAATATTTCTCACATTCAGCATCAATCATGTATTGCTGACCAATAGCTCTACAAACAGCAACCAGTTGATGTTGAATTGCCAACCAGTTGGCGTCCTGCTTCCCTTCTGCTTGCTCTGTGAGGTGCAGAATAGAGCATTGTGGTGTTTGGAATCTAGTTACTGCTTCCGACTTACGAAAGAGGTCAATAGCATTCTTGCATAGATTTGCATCGAGCACATCATCATAGACGCGAATATATCGATTAAGCTCCATAAGAAAACTCCGCCTCTGCTGCCTTGTCAAGACGCATCATTACTTCTTGATTGAAGAATTTATCTGGGTCAGAGAGAATTGCCTTGGGATAATAAGAAGACTCACCAATCTTGTATCGATTACCTACACGTTGGAAGATGCCATGCTTTTCTCCCAACTCCAGCAATCCATAGTAACGGTCAAGTCCACGCTCATCATAATAAAGACGAGTTTCAACTTCAGAATTCTCCTTAGTCAGTCGTGACTTTGCTGCTTTTGCTTTGATGATGTTTCCAATAACTTCTTTACCATCCTTCTCTTTCTTCTTGGACAAATAAATGATAGTGGATGCAGCATACTTAAGACCACTACCGCCACCCATTTCCTTCGTGGGGACGTAAGCACCGACAACATCATAGGTATGGTTAGTAACAATCATTGGGACATTGGCTTTACCCAGCTTCAATGTTAGCACACGGAAGATGGACTTGACAACCTGAGCACGGGTCATATCACGAGTCTCCTTGCCTGCCTCAGTATCTTCCACTTCCTTTGTAGTGGACAACATACCTAGAGAGTCCAGGACAAACATCATGGGTTTGCGTTGGTCTTCAGGTTGTGCCAAATACTTGTCAAGAATCTTGATTGCCTGTTGACGAAACTGTTGGACAGTGGTCACAGGGACAATCACCATGCGTTTAGAATCAATCTTACGATTTTCAATCAGACTCTTGCTCAGAGCAGACTCAGATTCAAAGTAGATTACACCCGCGTCAGGGTCAGTCTCAAGGAAATGCTTGACAATACCCAAGCAATAAAAGGTCTTACCCGTAGAGGATTCACCAGCGATAGCAGTAATCTTATTAGAGGGAATGCCACCATAGATTGACCCACTACACAGGGCATTAAAAATGTAAGACCCCGTATCGATATAAGCAGTAGTGTCGCCAGCTGCTACACCGTCAGCGACAACACTTGCATACTCATTGTCGATTTCACTTACAATATCGTGTAGAAAATTCATTGCCATCTAAGAGTTTTCAAATAGTTTAATACATTTTCTCTCACATCCATCAGCTCGTGATAGCATCTTTGATTGTGAGCACACTGACGCAATCTATCGTCAGGTTTATGGACAGATTCGATGAAGATATCTAATCCCCGATTCCATTTGTCTTGTTTTGATTCCCCATCATTGTAAACGTAACCTTCATCTACGCCCATAGTGCCTCCAATGTGTTTTGTTTTTCTGGTTTCCAACCAATAACATCAAGAATAACCTTTACAGGGTCTAGAAATGACTTCTGAAACTGCAAATCATAATCGATACTCTTATCTAGTCCAAACTCTGTGGGAAGAGTCTGAAAGAATGATACCACATTTTCATTGATTTTATTAGGGGTCCGCAACATTACATATTTAATCTTCTCACCCTCTTGAATCAACGGATACTTGTGGGAGAGTTTCTTTTTCTTGATGTAAAAGTTATACAGAAGAGCACCTCGCACATGCATCGGACATCCCTTGCCGTAGATAGTAGCAGGAGAAGAATTCTTAGCAATGTTATTGCATCCACGGGGAAATGCAATCTCTTCTACAGGCATAGACTCAAACTTATCACGGAAGTCTTTGATGTATTGTTGCACATCTTCTTCTGTGCCATTCATGATGGTCTGTAGTGCTTCCTTAATGGCAACACGGCAAGGTCCAGGAGTGGAAGACTTCACCGCTTCGATGCCCATCATCTTTAGTTTGGGCTCAGCATACTGCACACCCTCACTATTCCAGACGTTGAGAATATAACGCTTCTTAGCAGTCCAGATACCTTTGTTAGCGATATTCTCTCGCTTCATCTGCATCTTCTGCTCGTAGGCATTCACATAGGACGCCAACGCTTCATAAGAATTTCGTATATACTTCTCAAATTCCACTTCACACACCTTGTCAAGGAACCTAACAATACTCTCATCGCTCGCCTCTCTGCCCTTGAATACCTTGTGTACAAAAGGACCCAGATTAAGATAAATGGAATCAGTATCACTAGCAATAACATAGTCTTCTCCTTCAGTTTTCAATACCCTATTCAGGTATGCATTCATTTTGTTTTCAATCCACCGAATCGAGACCTGACCTGAGAGGGTAATCGCTTCAGCATTTGCCAGATTGTAGTATCGGAAGTATTGGTTTCCAATGGCACCATAGGCAGAGTTGAGTTGAATCTTTCTTGCCATTTGGATGTTGTTGAATCGGGACACATCCTTTTGAAGTGCGAGGGTCTCTGCAGGTGTCTTGGCATTTTCAAGATTTTGCTTAGCGACCAGCATTCGTTTCTTGTAAATCTTCCTTTCATCGTAGATTCTCTTCATCATTTCTGGAAGGAAACCATGAATGTCCTTACGGTATTGAGCACCATTAGCACAGACAGCATAGTCCCCACCAATATCTAGCTCTTGTCCGAGAATTTTGTCAACGGTTGCTGACGGGTGACGAGCATCAACCAACGTCTCTGGCGAGATGTTGTATTGCATAATGAGGTGAGGGTAGAGGGAGTTGAGGTCAAAAGAGACAACCCACTCATACATGCCAGGGACAGGCTCTTTAACATACGCACCAGCATACTTATCATTCTTGTTTGATGTGCTTTTTGGGGGCACTACAATGTGCCTTTTGTGGAGGTCATTGTAGATAAGGGTGTCCCACATCCTTACCTGAGAATAAACATCTTCAAAATTAACCTTAGCATCGTATGCCATGGTGATTGCCAACTCAATCAACTTCATCTTGTCTTCCATACGGTCAACAAGATTAACGTCTTGGATGTTGTATTCAACAAAGCGTTGCCAGTCTGAGGTATAGAAGTCCTTGAAGTTTTCAAACTCACTATGGTCTAGTTTGTTTTGACCCAACTCCACATATGCAATGTGGTCCAGGCGATAAGACTCCTGGTTGGTATAGGTAAACTTCTTATAGAGGTCCAAGTAGTCAAGGATATTCACGCCTGTGATTTCATAGGCAATATTCTTGCGACCTTGAATAACAATTTCACGGTCATGGACTCTATTCCAAGGTGACAAAGACTTCTTCCACTTCTCACCCAGGACTCTCTCGATACGTCGGCAGATATAGGGGATGTCATACAGATTGTTATTCCAACCAGTGATGATATCAGGAGTATTTTCTGTCCACCATTTATGGAAATCTGTAAGCATCTCTGCTTCTGTCCAGAAGACACGATACTCCGTATCTTTAGGAGCAAACTCACGAGTGCCCCATGTAATAGTTTTCTTGGTGTTGAAATCCTTGATAGTAATACATAGCATCTCCTCAGCAGATGCTTCTACATCAGGGAATCCATTCTCACAAGCAACCTCGATGTCAATCGTATAGATTTTCATCTTAGTCATGTCATATTCAATTTCACCAGGAAACTTCTGAGCAATGTGTTGATAAACAAATCGCTCGTATCCATGGATTTCCATACCAGCAGCATCTTGATACTGCTTGATACATTCTCTTGCTTCACGGGCACCGTCAAACCGCTTGGGATGAGCATACCGACCGTCTAGAGTTTTGAATTCAGACTGACGAGATTGTGCTGCTGGCACCAAAAACAAAGTGGGCTTTGACCTCTCACGATACTGCACGGGTCGTCCGTGCTCGTATCCTCGATAGAGAATGTCATCGCCCAGAAGGACAATACTGGTATAGAAATTACTCATTCACTGCTGACGTATGCAAAGACACCACCATGGGTGATGGGTCTAGTATAGTCAAAATTTGGTCCGATGTCAAGAAAACATAACGTTGGTCTGTATGGAGAGGGAATTTCTGCAAGTCACCCTCGGGCGTGACTGAGTAGCAGTCTTCAAGCAGGAGACTCGGCTCCTCGTCCATCTCCGTCAATTTCCCCACCAGATACGTCAGGTGGTGTTTGAGAATAATCAATTTCAGCATCTTGATGTACGGTATTAATAGTTTTCCATTTCTCTAGCACATCGTTATATCCCTCAATCACATTGGAATGGGGCATAGAGATGGATACTACAGAATTTGTAGTGACGATATTACGTCCTGTGGTGAGAGGTGCCCAAGGAAAGAATTGCAGCTGCATATCACGAAGAGAATCCAGCGGGTCAGTAGCTTCCTCCTGAAACATATCTTCAGTAGGTGTCATCATCTGAATAGTGAATCCATCCACAAACTCATATGCGATTGCTTCAGTAGATTCTTCACTCTCTCGGACCTCTTTAATATCAGCGATTACGTCCTCGCCGTTTTGCATTCGTGCGATTCTTAGCATAGTCTTTCTCCATCAGATAATCATAAGTATGCTTCACCATATCAGTGAAAGCACGTCGTGCGCTGATGTTTTTTTCATCAGCAAGAATATGCACATATTCCATAAATGCATCCATGTCACGGACAGGCACATCTACAGTCAGTGTTTCACTCTTGTCAGTCTGTGGGGGACACAGATTTACATACATGTTCATAACTTTCTCCAAACAAAAAGAGACCCCCGTGAGGGTGGTCTCTTCAGTTGCATATTATATATGCGTTATCACTTCAGCGATTCGGTAGCAGCGAGTGCTTTCTGACGAAGACTCTCGGGGAGAGGGACATAACCAAGGGAGTCTGCCTTCTGTTGCTGAGTAGGTGTCAGCATCCAGCGAAGCATATCCTTCACATCATCATTCTTCTCATACTCAGGGTATGCCAGGATCCA